GTTTTGTTTCGCGCCCTCGACCCTCGCGCAAAGTCTAAAATCTGGCGGGGTGTCTACGGCGTATTGCCACAGGGTGGCACGCGCGCTATACTAACGCAATGAACAGGACACAACGATTAATCACACGCGGAGAGCTAACGCGCCGCCTTTCGTGCTCCCGCGCTTTGGTCTACAAACACGCCGCGCCCGGCAAGAGAATGTCAGGCGCGATGGTGGGCGATAAGATAGACCTCAACCACCCAGACGCGGTGGCTTTCTGCGCGCAGTACGATTACCAAGAACCGGACGGTGCTCTGATAGCAGCTGCCGCACGCGAGAGTGGGATAAAACTCGCGAAGCACAACCAACAGCAGATTGGAAAGCGCCACGGTGCGGCGCAACCAAAGCCGCCGAACGGATCGGTCTTCGTAGCCCCCGAAGAATTCGAGGACGACGAGAAAGCGGACGAAGACCGCACAGCGAACGAGTACCTCGACATGACGGTGCGAGAACTGATCGCCCGGTACGGAACACAATCGCAATTCAAGGACCTAGCTTCAGCGGTCAAAAATTTGATCCAGATGCGCGGGTACGAAGAAGAGCAGGCGCGAAAGCGCGGTGAGTATATTCACCGCTCCCACGCTGAAAAGCTGGTGGCCATGATCGACGGTATGCAAAAAGCGCTACTGACCGACGCCGTTAGCAACATGGCGAACAAGGCCATGGTGCAAGCAAGATCCAACACGGACAAGGCGGACGTCGAACGGTCAATGCGCGACATTATCAGCCGAGTAATAAAACTCTCGAAAACTCAGATAGTAAGGAGCCTGCGTGATATTTGACGGGGGCCAGTGGTACAGAGAAACCGGAGAGTGGCTGGCGGGCCGCATAGAAGCGACCACGGATTCATACGAAGAGAAGCGCCCCAGCGAATGGGCGGAGGAAACGCGCTACCTACCGAGAGCCACCACGCCACAGCCGGGGCCGTTCAGTTTTGACGCGATCCCGTATTGGCGCGAAGTCGTGGACAACTTCGACCCTAACAGCTCGGTGCAATTCGTGGCCGTGCAGAAAGGCGCACAGGTTGCCGCCACCGTGGGTATATTGGAGAACGTGATCGGGTACGAAATGGACTACGTTCGCACCGTGCCCGTGTTGTTCTTCACGGCGGACAAGGAACTGGCAGAGCTCAAGACCGAGACGAACATTGTCCCCATGATCCAGCAATCTGGGCTCGGCCACCTCATACAGTCAAACGACGAGATGCGCCGAAATAAGCAAGGCCTGACCAACAAGAAGATCGAGTGGGCAGGCGGCGGCTATATGCTCCCGCTTGGCGCTATCAACGCCAACAAGCAGCGGTCACTCTCCGCGCCGATCTTACTTCGTGACGAGGTGAGCGGATGGCCCTTGATAGTTGGCAGGGACGCGGACCCCATGAAGCTAACCGAGACGCGAACAAACTCGTACGAACTAACGCGCAAAATTTTAGACCTTAGCACCCCCAACATTACCGCCACCGACGTGATCAGCAAGCGGTTCAAACTAGGCGACCAGCGGTACTACGAAGTGCCATGTAAGCACTGCGGAAAATTTCAGGTCTTGAAGTTCCGCGGCGTCAACGCCGACGGGACTGTGTTTGGTTTGATCTGGCGCAAAGACCCGGACGGGATTATTGAGCCCGGCTCGGTGCGCTACGTGTGCAAGCACTGCCAAGGCGAGATGACCAACGACGACAAACTGGCGATCATGGAGAAAGGGAAGTGGGTCCCGACGGCTAAACCAAGCCGCCCGAACTTCCGCAGCTACCACCTTTCGGCATTGTACGCGCCCTACTTCGCGAGAACGTGGGAAGCAATCGCGGTCGCATGGCTTGAGGCATGGGACGACGAGGCCAACATACCGATCGACGGCGAGGCCCTACAAGTATTTTATAACAATGACCTCGGCGAACCGTACGAACTCAAAGCCGACAAGATCAAACACTATCAAGTTAGCCCTCACCGCCGTTCAGCCTACAAAATGGGCGAGCTACCGGGCGACCACCCCGAAATTAACGCAGGCGGTCGCGTCGAACTGTTGACCATGACCGTCGATGTGCAGGCCACTTGGCTAGCCGTGTCGGTCTTCGCATGGGCCCCGAGCGGCGACCATAAGGGATACGCGGCGTATACGATCGATTATTTCAGGATTGAGGGCGACTGCGAGAACGCGGACGCTGCACCATGGGAGAAACTCGCGAAGATAATCGACGATCGCCGCTACGTTGACGGCGACCGGGAATACCCGATCACCATGTCATTGATCGACGCCTCATACTTGCCGGACACCGTTTACGGATTTTGTGCGCAATGGGACGCAGGTGTTTATCCACTGCGCGGGCGAGACAAACCAACCAAGGGCGCACGCTTCCAAGAATTCGAGATCAGGGAGAACGCCACGGGCACGCGCTATGTGTTGGCCACGGTGGATATTTACAAGGACCGCTGGTCGGCAGCACTGAAACGCGAGTGGAGCGGAGTTGGGCACATGCCGCGCAACAACTGGTCCGCCCCTATGGACTTGCCAGACAAAGCGATCAAAGAATTGACCGTCGAGTACAAGCGCGAGAAGCGCGACCCGTCAAGCGGCAAATTGCTAGGTACCTATTGGCACCGCCCGGGCAACGCACGCCAAGAACTGTGGGACCTTTTAGTTTACAACACGGCCGCGCTGGAAGTGGTGGCGCTCGATATTTGCGAGCAACATTTGGGCCTTGAATACCTCAGCTGGCCGGACTTTTGGGAAGAGGCGGCGACCGGTTTATACTGGACAGCTTGCTAATGGTTTGATAATGTCGCATAATTGGAAATATTAACGGGTGCGCGGATCACAGGGAGTGGCCTAACGTACCCGACCAAATCACTGTACCTCTTGAGGATAAGCAGGAATGTCAGGTAACGACTACGCATATTTAAGCGCGCGCATAGCAGCCACCGAAGCCGCGATCGAGCAATACGAAAACGCAGAACTTGCGCTCACCACGGGCGGCGTTCAGAGTTACACGATTGATACGGGGCAGAGTCGCCAGACAGTCACCCGCGCGGACCTAGGCAGTGTCCGTCGGGGTGTTGACGGTTTATACAATCGCCGCGCAACGCTGATCGCGCGACGCAATGGTTGCGGCGTTTCTACAGTGAGGCCATGTTGGTGAACCAAGTAGAACTAGAGCAGTACGCTAAAAAATACGAGGCGGCCCCGTACACCGAGGGCGAACTTTCGCCGCGCGCTTCGATAGGCTACGGCCAAGCGCCAGCGGTCCACGCGTATAACGACGGGGACAAGTTCTTCGGCGGTTTTGGCGCTACTAAACTATTCACCACCGACTACTGGACCCTACGCAAACGCTCGGACCAGCTCTTCCGCGAGAACCTGTACGCCCGCGGCTTAATCCGCCGACTGATCACAAACGAAATTAACACAGGGTTGACGCCCGAAGCCTGCCCCGACGAGCTAGTCATAGGGGTGGAGGAAGAGAGCCTCAACGACTGGACAGAAGACATTGAGAACCGCTTCGCTATCTGGGGCAAGAACCCGGAGCAATGCGACCATAAACACCGCGCAACCTTCGGAGCGATCCAAAGAGCGGCGCGCATGGAAGCACTGATCAGCGGTGACGTGCTTGTTGCCCTACGCCAGAGCCCGCAAACGAACCTGCCTATGGTTCAACTAATTAGCGGTTCAAAAATTCAAAGCCCACTGGGCGGAAACACTAAGCTAGTGAAAGGCCACGAGATACGCCACGGCGTTGAAATGGACGCGATCGGCCGCGTGGTTGCATATTGGGTTAAACAAGACACAGACGGGCAGCCAAAGCGGCTACCGGCTAAGGGCACGCGCTCAGGCCGCCGCATAGCTTGGCTAGTCTTTGGAACTGAGAAGAGACTGGACGACGTACGCGGCGAGCCGTTGTTGTCGTTGGTCCTTCAATCCCTGAAAGAGATCGACCGATACCGCGACAGCACACAGCGAAAAGCGGTGGTCAACTCGATCATGGCTATGTTTATCAAGAAGACCGAAGACAAACAAGGCACGCGCCCTATTACTGGCGGCGCTACCCGTAGAGGGTCGGCCACGGTAACAGACGCGGACGGAACGCCGCGCACGTTTAACATTACGGATCAGCTGCCGGGAATGGTCCCGGAAGAACTGCAACAAGGCGAAGAGCCAGTACTATTAGGCGGCCAAGGCACCGACGTGAACTTCGGAACCTTCGAAGAGGCGGTCATTCAGGCCGTTGCGTGGGCGAACGAAATCCCGCCCGAAATTTTGCGCCTTGCGTTCTCCAATAACTACAGCGCCAGCCAAGCAGCGATCAACGAATTCAAAATATATTTAAACAAAGTGTGGGCCGACTGGGGCGAGACTTTCTGCCAGCCAGTTTATGTCGACTGGTTATTAAGCGAAACACTCCGCGGGCGCATTAGTTCGCCGGGGCTGTTAGACGCTTGGCGCAACCCGCAACAGCAGGACGTGTTCGGCGCGTGGATCTCTTCCGACTGGTACGGCTCGATCAAACCGTCGACCGACATGTTGAAGCAGGCCAAAGGCTCGAAGCTGTTAACGTCCGAAGGCTGGTCGAATAACGCCAGAGAGTCGCGCACGTTAACCGGCACCAAGTTCTCCAAGAACATGAAACGCCTTAAACGTGAAAACCAGATGAAAGCCGAAGCGGCCCGACCGCTGGCAGAGTTCGAGCAAGAATTCGGGAAGCCAGTCGATCAAGTGGAAGCGATCGACGACCTAGAGTTCGAAGCCGCAATCGAAGAGTACCTAGAAAATGATTGATAAATTAGCGCGCGCATTTACTAAACTATTGGCGGAAGTCAAAGAACTGCGCGCCGATGTGCAGAACATGCCAACGCCTAAAAACGGCGAACAGGGAAAGCCGGGCGTAAGCCCTGAGCCTGAAGCGATCGCCGAGCTAGTGCTCGCCCAAGTACCAACGCCGAAAGAAGGCAAGCCGGGACGGGACGCACAGCCGCCCCTATTGGCGGACGTTGCGGCGTTGGTCCTCTCTCAGATGCCTAAGCCGAAAGACGGCGTGAGCCCCGACCCTAAAGCGGTTGCGGCGTTGGTCCCTAAAGCCAAAGACGGCGTGAGCCCCGACCCTAAAGCGGTTGCGGCGTTGGTCCCTAAAGCCAAAGACGGCAGACCGGGCAAAGACGGCAGACCGGGCAAAGACGGCAGACCGGGCAAAGACGGCAGACCGGGCAAAGACGGTAGCAGCATAACCGACGTACGCCTTGAGCGTAATATTTTATCAGTATGGATCGACGGCGTTAAGAAGCGAGTGGGCAGGATAGACCCGCCAGACCGCCCCACGTTCGCGCAGGGCGGGAACACGGTAGTTAAACAAACGGTAGTCCCGCCAGCGACCCAAGATAATACGGTTTTCATATCATCGCAGGGCGACTTCCCCAACCAAGACGCCGCCGCGATCACACTCCAAACAGGCGACATTCATGTGTTGACAGGCGACGTGGTGGTGGACAAGCCTTTTATCTGCGAAGATAAGTCGTTCATTACGGGTCGAAATTCTAGTTCGTACACCTTGACATATACGGGCACGGGTGACATGTTTAGCGGGCAAGACGCGGACTTCGCTCCCAAAGAAATCACCCTCGCGTGCCCCCTTGCGCAGGTGTACAACTTCGTGGACAACGTAGGGAAAGTTAAAAAATTCATAGCTAACACCGTACAGGTCGCGCAATGTAAAAAGGCGGGGCACTTTGAGGGCTACCAAATAGTTGAGTTTTTTAACACGGGCAATTTTAACACGGAGCAGGGTCTTACCTTCGCGGGAGCCATACAGTTATTATCTATAAGCACGTTAGGTATACTATCAACAAGCGCGCTATTCAAAGCGTTAGACCTAGGGTCGGCAGTCTTTGACACGTTAGAACTACAAAACCTCGTGGCGATAGGTCCCGCAGGCGCGAAGGGGATCAGCGGTCTGTCGGCCAGCGGCAACATGCCCTCAGGGCGCCACGCCATGGTGACAGGTTGTGAGTTTTCGGGGGGCATGTCGCCTTTGGAAAACATAACAAAAGGCGACATACGTTGGCAATTCCGCGACAATACGCCCATACCTGATAGCCGAAACATAGGCGACGCGTTCCTAACAGGAGGCGCGGAAACGGTAGCAAACATAGGGGTGGGGCTGTTCACTGAGATCGGGACGCCCACGGTGCCGGGCGTGTCTTGGACGTCGGACATTAGCGACCGCTTCTCGACGGATCTTAGCGGCGTAACCACTTACCTTGGTGAGAGAGACATAACCGCGCGAGTTGCGGGAGTAGTGACGCTGGAAAAACTAGGAGGCGGTGCTAATCCGCTAGAAGTGCGGATAGCTAAAAACTGGCAGCCGGGACAATCAGGGATAGAAAAATCCCGCGCGGTGACGCACAACCCGACGCCAACCTCGGTCCCCGTTTCAGCTATAATCGAGTTGTCACCGGGCGACAATGTGCGGTTGATACTGGCCAACCTTTCCGGCCTTTCGGCGATAATTGTCAACGTCACGCATTTTAGTGTGGAAGGGTAGCGCTTTAAGCGTTACAGTATAAGAAACATAAGGAGCGGCCAATGTGGCTACTATTACAAAGCGTATTAAATGACATTCAGGACGCCCGAGCGTCCGGTGTTAAGTTCACCGCAGAGCAGGTCGCGACCTTCGAGGCGAGCGACGGCGAGAGTATAATGGCCCTCGCGGGCAATAGCGCGGAGATCCACGTCAAAGGCGTGTTAACCAATACGCCGGACATGTTCGCGCGCTGGTTCGGCGGCGGCAACACGACGTACCCGGCGATCATTGCAGCACTTGCGGAGGCAGACGCCAACCCGGAGGTAAAACAAATTGTTATGCGATTCGACTCAGGCGGCGGAGCAGTCAACGGAATGTTTGACGCAATCGCGGCCATGCAGACAACTAAAAAACCGATCAAAGCTATCGTAGGTACAATGGCAGCTTCAGCCGCCTATGGCCTCGCGAGCCAAGCCGACGAAATGGTGGCGCACAACCGTGCGAGCGCCGTCGGCAGCATTGGTGTAGTAGTGGACGCGTTTGTGAGCGAGTCGCGAGTTTCGATCACCAGCTCGAACGCCCCGGACAAGCGCCCGGACGTTACAACCGAGAAGGGCAAAGCGACAATAATTGCGCAGCTTGACGCAATAGCGGGTCTTTTAGATGAGGCCGTAGCGGAAGGCAGAAACACAACAGTTGAGAAAGTTAACGCGGACTTCGGTCAGGGTGGTATACTACTTGCCGACGAAGCATTAAAACGTGGTATGATTGATTCAATCAGTACCAATAAACCAGCCACCGCCACAAACGGCGGGAAACCACAGGAGCAAAGGTCTATGGATCTTCAAACCTTAAAGGCCCAGCACCCCGACGTTTACGCGGCGGCGGCGCAAGAAGGCCGAACAGAAGAACGCGACCGCGTAGGAGCACATTTAACAATGGGCGAAGCGTCGGGCGATATGAAAACAGCGATCGGCGCAGTGCAGGACGGTTCAGCAATGACCGCCACTTTGCAAGCTAAATACATGGCTGCAGGCATGAACCGATCAGACGTACAAGCACGCCAAGACGACGACGCGGAAGCGAACGCCGGTGACGATGCAAACGCAGGCGAAGAAGAAGCGGAAGCAAACGCGGGTGTTAATATCCTTGCAGCTGCGGCGGAATCTTGCGGCGTAGAGCTGGAGGCTTAATCTAATGGCTAACATCGAAAGCACAAACAACAAAACGCGCGGGATCGTATTATGGGAACCCGTACACGAAGACGCGGTAGCGGTCTTTGGCGGCGCTGCAACTTGGCCTGCGGGCTCAGTTCTCGGCAAAGTGACGGCCTCTGGTAAGTACGCACGTTTTGCCCCGGGTGCCGCTGACGGCTCGGAAGTACCGATCGCGGTCTTGTCGCAAGCGGTAGAAGCGGCTGGCGCGGGCGACGTACATATCCGACCAGTAATTGCGGGACGTGTGCGCGCGGGCGACCTTGTTAACAACGTCGACGTGGCGTTAACAGCGGTTCAAATTGATCAATTGCGTGATTATTCAATCGTTGCACTTGGCACCACCCAGCTAGCAGAGCTAGACAACCAATAAGGAGCGGAGATCATGGCCGTAGAAATTAAACGCGAGGGCTGGTTGCAACTGTTTACGCAAATGCGCAGCCCTACAGGATACCTGAGCCGCCGCTTCACTGTGAAGCCGGGCGGCATTTATAACGGTGATAAAGTAGCGATCGACGTTCAACGCTTCGGCGAAGACGTGGCAATCGCGATCAAGAAATGCACCGGCCCTAACTTGAACGACATTGACATTTTCACAACTAAAGAGTTTACACCGCCAGCATACGGCGAAGCGTTCCCTCTTGACGTGTGCGAACTGTTGAACCGTATGGCGGGCGTCGACCCTTACACAGCAGCGTACACCGAGTACGCGGGCCAGTTAGTCGCTAAAATGGCGCAGGGCTTCATGGTGATCGATGATAAGATCCAGCGAGCTGTTGAGCTTCAAGCGTCGCAAATCTTGCAAACGGGTAAACTTGTTTTAACCGACGACAACGGCGCGACAGTGTACGAGATCGACTTTAAGCCGAAAGCGACGCACTTCCCGACTGTTGGCACTGCATGGAGCAGCGCGGCGACATCTACGCCACTAGACGACATTAAGTCGCTAGCGGATAAGATTCGCTCGGACGGTAAGGTTAACCCTAACCGCCTAACATTCGGCGACGCGGCGTTCAGTCAGTTTATGAACAGCGACCAAGTGCAAGCGGCTTTAAATAACCGCCGCATTGAAGTAGGTCACATAGACCCTGAAATGGAAGACTCGGGTGCGGTGAACCAAGGCCGTATCTGGATCGGCTCTTATGTGTACGACATGTGGACGTACCCGGAAGAGTATAAGGACCCACAAACGGGCAACCCTGTGAAGTATATCGCAGACGACAAAGTGGTAGTAGACTCAACGCGCACGCGTTTTGATATGACCTCGGCGCGTGTTCCGTTGCCTCTTGGCCCGGACCCGCGTGTTGAAGGTTTACTACCGGGCCGCTTGTCGTCTCGCGAGGGCAGCTTCGACGTAACGCCGAACGTATACCCTACGCCGAACGGTAAGCAGATCATGGGCGAACTTGAAAGCCGCCCGCTGTTGGTCCCTGTACAGATTGACGGCTTCGGTTGTCTTGACGTTAACCCGTAATTAAACCAGCGGGCGCTACCACAGGCCCGCCCTAATTTTAGGACATAGGACAATGGCAAGTAACAAAGAATTAATAGCACAGGTGATCACCCTCGCCGCAGCGTTAGAAATTGAAATCACGACCGACGGCTTGAACAACAAAGAGCTGGGCGATCTTGTTTCTGACTTAAAAGCTAAAACCAAAGACGCAGAGCTCAGCACGCAGGCGGACGGCCCCGAAGCCGAAGCCGAAGCCGAAGCCGAAGCCGAAGACGCAGAGCAGGCACCGGGCGTTTACGTAGCCAAAGGCAAGTCGATCACCACAAAGGCGGGCATTTTATCAGCTGGCGACGAAGTGACGGCGAAGCACTTAGCAGGCGGCGACAAAGCACTCGCGCAGCTCGTTAAAGGCGGCCACTGCGTAAAGGTTAAGTAATGGACTTGCACCAGTTGGCAGAAGCGGACCTAGCTTTCACCCTAGAAGGTGACGGCCAGACCGTGACTGTTACCAATCCCGCCGGAATAAGCGCCTCACTTCAAGCAATTAGCAATGATATAAGTTTGATAATTGACCCAGAGACAGGCGTGCCGGTTAGTGGCCGAAATGCTAACGTCGCGCTACGCGTGGCAAGCCTTCGCGCTGCCGGGTTTGAAATCCCGAAAGGCATAGAAGACGGCGCTTCCGCGCCGTGGCTGGTCGAGTACACGACGGTTACAGGGGAGACGATTATCACTAAAATAATGGCGTCTAACCCCGACCGCGCGCTTGGCCTCGTGACATGCAGACTGGAGCTGGTGCTATGACCGCATTAATTAACACCTTAATCGACAAGCTGGACACGTACGAAATTGTACGCGATAAGGTCGCGTTGATCCTTGCCGAAGAGTCCGCCAACCAGCAACAGCTGGCGACGGCCGAAGGCAAAGACCCGGCGCTTTGGAAACTGCGTGTGTATATTGAACGCACCAACCCTTGGGAGTTCTTACGAACGAACGACGGGAAGGCACCCGGCGACCGGTCGCCGGTGGTTTGCGTTTGGTTCGATAACTCGAACATGGACGTCAGGTCCTCGCAAACGATTGACCGCCAGCAGATGGACGCGACGATCAATATTGACGTTTACGGGATCGGTGTTACTGAGCTTTTAGCGGGGGGAGCGGGGCACAAACCGGGCGACGAGAACGCAGCCCTAGAAGTGCAACGCGGGGCCCGCCTTGTGCGCAATATCTTGATGGCTGACAGCTACGTAGTGCTCGGGTTCCCGCGCGCTCTTGGGCTAGTTGGACAAAGACAGATAAGCACGATCCAGTCTTTCCAGCCAGAATTTGGGAACCAAAACGCCCAACAGCTGGCTGGTTTGCGCTTGTCGTTACAGGTTAAAACGTCCGAACTTGCACCGCAGACGGAAGCTGTTATTCTTGAAGAGATTAACGCGATCGTACGGGATGAGGACGGGCAAATCTTGATCGACGCTACTTTTGAATCAACGCCATAGGAGAAATGACGATGGCATTAAGCACAGCCGTAGACCTCACCGCAGTAGCGCGTGTGGTTGGCATTAAAACGGAGTTTGTGAACCTCCGCGGCGGCAACGTCGTGAACCTTCCCCAGCGCATAGCGGTGTTCGGTCAAGGTAACTCAGCGGCCACATACTCAACCGACAAGTTCCAAGTCACGAGCGCTACGCAAGCCGCCGAGCGCTACGGGTTTGGATCACCTATTCACCTAGCTGTTAAACAGCTGTTCCCTGCCAATGGCGACGGGGTGGGCACTATTCCTGTGACTATCTACCCGCTAGTTGACGACGGGGCAGCAGCGGCAGCAGCCGGGGACATTACCCCGAGCGGCACAGCTACCAAAGCGGGCGCGGCGACTGTTACTATTAACAACATTCGATCGCAAGCATTTGCAATTGAAGTCGGCGACACGGTGGCGACGGTAACGGCTAAAATGGAAACCGCGGTTAACGCAGTTCTCGACGTGCCTGTTGTAGCAGCAGACGGGGCCACAAAGCTAGACATCACAGCCAAGTGGAAGGGCCCGACGGGCAACGACATTGTGCTGGAAGTCGAAGGCGGGGAAGACACGGGGGTCACCTTCGTGGCAACTCAACCGACCGGCGGATTGGTTAACCCTAACATTGACGCGGCGTTAGCTCAGATTGGCAATGTGTGGGAAACGATGGTCCTCAACTGTTTAGACATTGCGGACACGACCACGCTTGACAAGTACCAAACCGAAGGCGAAGGCCGCTGGGGCGCTCTTGTACGCAAGCCGTTTATGTGCTTTACAGGCAACACCGAAGCAGACGTGGTCACCGCGATCACCGTATCGGACGCACGCAAAACCGACCGCATAAACTCGCAATTAGTAGCGCCGGGTTCTAACGACCTGCCGTTTACCGTTGCAGCGCGCCAGCTTTCACGCATTGCGCCACTTGCTAATAACAACCCGCCTCACGACTACGGCAGCCGCACAGCGGACGGCTTGACGCCGGGCACAGACGGGCAGCAGTGGAACTACGCACAGCGCGATCAAGCAGTGAAGGGCGGCAGCTCCACCACAGAAGTGAAAGACGGGGTGATCAACCTCTCGGACATTGTGACCTTTTACCACCCGACGGGCGACCCTACACCGGCCTACCGTTATGTTGTGGACATTGTGAAAGTCACTAACATTCTGTTTAACTTGGATCTGACGTTTGCCAACCCTGCATGGGACGGCGCGCCATTAATCCCGGACGACCAAGCAACCACCAACCGAACGGCTAAAAAGCCTAAGATGGCGGTCGCAGCAGTCGCAAGCCTGATCGACCAACTCGCGCTGGGTGCTTTCATTAGCGACCCGGACTTTGCCAAAGCTAGCACGCTGGCCGCGATTAACGATCAGAACCCTAAACGCCTAGACGTTGCCACCACAATGAAGATCAGCGGGAATACTAATATTATTTCTGTGGACTTCAACTGGGGCTTCTTCTTTGGCACCACGCCAACTGTATAAGGAGGGCTAACCATGCCAGCAATTGCAGGCTCTATGGAGTCAATCACTATAGACGGCCGCTCCTTCGCAGTGACCGCAGACGCGGACGTAGCGCGAAAATTAGGCGGCTTTGAGAACGCGGTAGAATCAAACGGCGACGGCACAGCCCGAACCGTGAAAACTAGAGTGCCGTGGTCATTGGCGGGCGTCGTTATTGAAATCGACGACACCCAGTCGGATCAAGAATTTTTGCAGAACTTGCAGGATTCTAACCGCGACGTGCCTGTGACCGGTTCATACGTGAACGGCACGACGTACCAAGGCACAGGCCAGATCGTGGGCGAGGTTGTTTTTAACAACCAGTCAAGCACGGCCTCGCTTGATCTGTCCGGTAGTGGTAAGCTAACACCGCAGTAAAACAGGTTTTGCTCCCCGTGGTTTGTCCTGACCCACCGCCCGGCAACGGGACGGGGAGCACTTAACAGGACATAAGATTATGAAAGAATTGAAAGTAGCAACAGAAGTAGCGGCGGCAGAGTTTGAACGCTGGGCCGAGCTCTTCGAGATTGACACTAGCACCGACGGGTTAGACGCAGAAGAGGTCAAAGCCTTTGAAGCCTTCCGCAGTAAATTTATTAAGCGCGTGGAAACGGGCGCTATTACATTAGACGACGACGGCGTGATCTCTTTCACTCCGCGCGGTGACGACGGCGACGCGTTGAAGTTTGACGAGCCGACCGGGTCTTTACTATCCGCACGCTTGAAGAACGACAGCGACGTACAGGCCGCACGCCGTGTGCTTGCTGCGTGGTCCGGCGCTGCACCTAAACGCTTTGCAGACATGAAGTTGCGCGACTTTAATTTCTGCTCGGAGCTCTTGGCTTTTTTCGGCAATTCGTGACCGTTGACTTGGTGCGCCGTGGCGGCACAATCCGCTGCCGTGGCGTTACCGCTGCACAATCCGCTCTTTTGCAAATAGCGCGAGACTATGCAGGACTTCCCGACGTTCGCGAGCTAAAATTAAGCGAAATACTTTTTTATTATGACGGGCTACGCGGGGAACTAGAACAACGCACAGCACCACGGAGCTAAGCACATGGCGACAAAGTTTGCAGTAGAGACGATATTCAAAGCGGTGGACCGCATCTCCGGCCCGCTTACTCGCATGACTTCCAGCGTTAACCGTTTTGCCAATACCGCGGAGCGCAGTTTAGGCCGAGTTAATAAAAGCCTAGGCCGCACCAGCTCCGCCATAACTTCCGGCGTAAAAGCCACAACCGCAGCAGCAGCAGTAAGCGGCGCGGCACTTGCCAAGGTCACGAAGACCGGCGCAGAATTCGAGCAACAGATCACCAACGCCGCCGCCAAGTTCCCGGGAGAAATCCGCCGGGGTACTAAAGCCTTCGGCGAACTATCAGACGCCGCCCGACAAGTCGGCAGCGCGACCGAGTTCTCAGCGTCCCAAGCTGCGGGCGCTCTCAACTTTTTAGCAATGGCAGGGTTTGACGCGGATCAGTCGATCGGCGCTTTACCTAAAATTGTGGATCTAGCTACCGCGGCAAACCTTGACCTAGCTACCGCGGCCGACATAACCTCGGACGCGCTGGGGCAATTCAACATGACGAGCAAAGACTCGGAAAAACAAACGGCGAACCTGTCGCGCATTATGGACGTAATGAGTAAGACGGCGACCTCTGCCAACGTGACAGTCGAGCAGCTGTTCGACTCGTTTAAAGACGCGGGCCCAGTAGCAACAGCAGCAGGCGCGAGTATTGAAACGGTGAGCACATTAACCGGTGAGCTCGCCAATGCTGGCATAAAAGGCAGCAGAGCGGGCACAGCCCTTCGCGCCGTATTCGGGCGACTACAGGCACCGGTTGGCAAAGCGGCGTCCTTGATCAGAAAGCTAGGCATACAAACCAAAGACAGCGCGGGCAACATGTTAGACGTGGTCGACATTCTGGGCACGCTGGACAAGTCCCTAGGGAAGCTGGGCACAGCAGACCGGGCGGCGGTCCTGAAAGAGATATTCGGCGAAGAGCCGATCGCGGCGGTTAACGTATTACTGGCCGCAGGATCTAAGAAGCTGAACGCGTACCGCGGGCAGTTAGAAAAAACAGCGGGCAGCACTAAGAAGCTGGCCGATGTTATTAGAGACACCACGCAGGCGGACATTAACGGCATGACCTCTTCAATTGAGGGCCTAACCATCACCATGTTTGGCCTGAACCGTGACGGCATTCGCGAAGGGTTGGGCGGCTTCACCGACTGGATCAGAACAATAGACAAGGCCTTGCAATCAAACGAGGCGCTCGGCAAGTCCATAGGGCAGGAGCTCTTCACAACCGTGATAGAGTTAGCCAAAGCGATCGGTGTATTAATCGCCGCAGTAATTGCGCTGAAGGTCGCCAGCATAGCCACCAGCGCCGCCATGTTGATATTCAGAACCGCCAGTGTAGCAGTGACCGCCGCAACGTGGGCGTGGAGTACCGCAGCGGCAGCAATGCCCGCAGTATTAGCAGCCGCACGCGTTGCCCTGCTAGCGTTTAACCTCGTACTATGGGCCAACCCGATCGGCGTAGTAATCGCCGGTATCGTGGCCTTGATAGCTATTGGCGCGCTGTTAGTCTCCAACTGGGAAAACATCGTCGGCTTTTTCGTCGATATGTGGGCCGGGCTAAAAAATGCCTTTGTGATTGCAATCGACGGCGTAATGATGGTGCTTAATCCGTTTTTAAACGTGATCGACAGTGTGCGCAGTATATGGGACCAGTTAGCGGGCACGGTATCAAAACCAATCAACGCAGAGATCAACACCAAACAAAATATAATAACCGCGGGCGACGGAGTGGCGAGCCCACAAGAAGCGATCACGCGGTCAATTAATGAGAACCGCAGCTCGGCAGAAGTTACGCTACGCAATGAGACAAACGCAACGGCAGAAGTTAGCCAGCGCCGCGGACCTATGAATCTTAATATTGCAAACTCGGGGGCCTTCTAATGTCATGGCAAGAGCGGCTGCGCGAAGCAGCCTACCGATCACCAAACGGCACGCGGACCGCTTTTTTGTTCCAAGACGTGTCGCGCACCGTTGAGAAGAAGACGGCCGCGTTTGACTTCCCGGACGCCGACGGCACATTAGTGCAAGACCTCGGACACAAAGGCCGCCGATACCCGTTGCGCTTAATGTTCAGCGGGGACAACCACGACTTAGAGGCGGACGCCTTCGAGCTTACGTTACTAGAAAAAGGCGCAGGCGTACTTGAGCACCCGCGCTACGGCCAAGTTGACGTGGTGCCCTTTGGCGAGATAACGCAACGCGACGACATAAAGACGCGCGCGAACCAGACGGTGATCGAGGTGACTTTCTGGGCCACTATCGGCACGGCGTACCCTACGGGGCAGGCCGACGCGGCAGCCGTAGCACTGGCCGCCGTTGACGCATATCAGGCCGCCGCTTCCCAAGAACTCGAAGACGCGCTAGAGATTGACACACAGTTCGAGGAGGTCACTTTCCGCGATCAGTGGGAAGGCTTTCTTGATAACGTCGGGAGTGCAACAGCGGAGGTCGCCGCCGCTTCGGCAGAAGTCGAGGCAGAATTTAACGCGATAAACGACAGTATTAACCGCGGGATCGACGTATTGATCGCGGAGCCTTTGACCTTGGCTTTCCAAACGCTGGCACTAATTAAGGCGCCAGCCAGAGCACTAACCCAGATCGAGGCACGTCTCAACGCTTACGGCGACCTAGCCGACAGCATTGTGAACGGCGGATCGAACCGTATCGGCACCGGGTCAACCGGAACGCCGCAAGTAATACAAACAACTAACGACAGCCGGGCGGCCAATGAGTTAGCCTCGCGCCGCATATTCGCACAAGGTGCGATCGCCGGGTCCGTTACTTCCACTATGGTGACAGTTCAGGGCAACGGGTATGACACGCAGCCGCAAGCGATAGCTGCAGCCGAGCAGCTGTTGGCCCAAATGGAAAGCGTGACCGATTGGTCCGATCAGAACTACCGCGCATTGGACGGCACCGGGATAGACAAGCTCCCGGTCGTTGACACCGGCGCGGGCTACCAGCAATTACAAGAAGCCGTAGCACTGGCCGCGGGTGAACTGATCAGCGCATCGTTTAACCTGAAACGTGAACGCCGCATAGTGCTAGACAGTGCCCGCTCAATGTATGATTTTGTCGGGGAATACTACGGCGACATCGACGCGAATTTAGATTTTTTCATTAACAGCAACGAGCTAACAGGCTCGGAGATATTGGAGCTGCCCAAGGGCCGCACGGTGCTAGTGTATGGGTAAGATAACCACCCGCAAGGGCGACACGTTCGACCTATTAGCGCGCAGAGCATACGGCGACGACCGCAAGTCCTCGACGCTTAGCGCGGCCAACCCGGGGGCCGTTGAGCCCTTCGAGGCGGGCGTA